GATGGACTGATAGGGACAAGCGTAGAAATTACGTTGTCCATGCAGAGCAGAATGCATTGCGTCATGTTAAACCGCTGGAGTGCTATCTTTTGGCATCAACAACATTGCCATGTAACAACTGCTTGAAATCGCTTGCATCTTACGGGATCAAAAGGATAGTCTATCGGGAAACGTACCCAACAGATGAATCAACAACACTGCTTGCAGCGCAATTCAACATTGCTTTGATAAACGTATGACTAAAGAAGAACTCTGGAAAGTGTATAGCAACAAGAACCCTTCGTTCAACGGAAGGGGGAACGTAACCATGTCTGCGAAGGGACTTCGTAAGCTATTCGATACGACATGGGATGTTGCAATGTATGACGGGGAAGAGGAAGGGCAAGACGAACCAAGGTCATATCATAGCAGTGCTAGCGTGGATTCACTGAAGAGTATCTTTGGAATGAAATGATTGAGCCAAACATAGCGCAGAAAGCGGTTAGCTTCGTGAAGAGTGCAGCGGCATTCGTCAGAGCAGGTATGCCGATACGCAACAAGGAGCAGATCGAGGAGAGGTTGATGATCTGCGACCACTGTGTTCACTACGATCCAACGGCATTCAGTGGCGCAGGAAAATGCGGTGTTTGCGGATGCAACATGGAGATCAAATTGGTTATGGACACGGAGAGATGTCCATTAGATCATTGGACATGACAAGAGAAGAAGCCCAGCGGAAATCAAACGAGGACTACGCTTATGGGCGCATCACAAAAGAAGAATGGGATTTCCAGTTTGAAGAGTTAGGAAACGTAAGAGTTTGGAACAAAGATGGTAAAATTCACCAACTAAAGGAGGAACATGAAAGACTCAGAACAAATAACGGAACTACAAAATAAAATCGATAAATTAATTGATACATATATTGCGGAGTTTGATTTGCCGCTTGCCAGCATGATTGGCATTCTTCAAGTCAAGATCCACGAATTGATTGAGAATTCTATGTTTGACGAAGATGAAGAAGATGATGAGGACGAGGAGGATGAGGAATGAAATACAATAGGCTAGATCAACTTGGCATTGTGATTACTGAGAACCCAATTGAGCATATTGAGTTTGATGTGCTAGATAAAGCGTTGAAAAATAGTGGAATAGATGCAGACAAGTTCAATGAATACTTTGGAATGCAAACCTGCTATGAGAAAGGATTGTACCCGTGGGACGTTGAGCCAGTCTTGGAGAGAATGATGAGCGGAAAGCTAACAGGAACACAATTATACTGGGATTAATATATGAGCAAAGTAGATACATTTATGATGGAAGCGTTGGACGAAATGTTCAAGCGAGTGGGGTTTGAAGGATTCGACAAAGAATTCACCCACCAAGAGGATTGGTACACTCAAAAAAGCTGGAGCATGGACGAGTTTAGTGACTACAAGAAGTGGTTTGTGAATAGGTTTGCTAAAGTATTCAGAAGCAGTAAGAAGGCTGGTGAGAAGGAGTTCGCTTGGTTCAATTTGATGTACGGGTGGAAAGTGAATGAATAAACCCCCATCAGTTTTACAGGCAATTAACATTGCTACAAGGGTGCGAGCGGAAGCGGAGAAGGATGATATCAATGGAGTCATCTATGCCGCTCAGTTTATACTGACAAATCTGACGAATTCGCAGAAAAAGCAGGTTACACTGGACGAAAAGGTGGCTAGGCAGACTGTGTTAAACTTTGTTCAACACCTGCTAAAACACGATCAGTTTGAAGCGGCAGCAACAATCTTGTGGGGGTCTGGAGTGTACGACTGGAGGCCACAGAGTGCAGCGGATACTTGGAGGTGTTTGTTTGAGAATGACAAACTGTTGGTTCAGGGTGCTGGAGCGATGGGTAAGACTTATAACGCTGCTGCATGGTTTCTTTTAGACTGGATGCGAGACCCAGAATATACTTGTATTAAAGTAGTTTCGCTTACTGAGGCACACGCGCAGAGAAACGTATTCGCTGCGATTAAAAATTTCTACCGCACCGCATTGGTACGTCCAGAGTACGAAGGTAGCGAGGACTTGGTAAAGTCAATTCAAGCCAATGACGATGACAAAAATGGGATCCATCTAGTTGCTGTTCCCAAAGGTGATAGCGGAACTGGTACGCTCCGTGGATTTCATCCAAGTCCAAGGAAAAATCCAGATTCTAAGTGGGGTCAGATGAGTAGGACACACGTTGTCCTAGACGAAGCTGAGGAGGTTCCCGCTGGGGTGTGGGAAGGTTTGCAAAACATCTTGTCCGCTGCGGACACAAAAGATTCCAAGGGACGCATCAAGATTTTCGGAGCGTCTAACCCGAAAGATCGGAATAGTGAATTCGGTAAGAGGTGCGAACCTTCGCGGGGTTGGCAGAGTGTGGATTGCGAGGAGGATTTCGAGTGGGATAGCAGGGAGGGGTGGCATATCTTGAGGCTGGATGCAGCGAGGTGCGAGAATGTGTTGAAGCAGCAGATTGTGTTCCCCGGCTTCCAGTCCTACGAGGGGTACATGGCATACGAAAGTAAAGGACGTACTGCCGAATACTACACGATGGCCCGTGGATTCTTCCCGCAGGAAGGTATCTCAATGGCAATAATAACTCCAGCCATGATGGACAACTCAATGGGTAGCTTGCGGTTTATTGGGCCTGTAGTGCCTCTAGCAGCGTTTGATTTGGCGTTGGAGGGGCGAGATCAGGTTGTCTGTTCATTCGGGCGATACGGACTCTGTGATGGGTGGACTCCACGGGATGGACAATTCCGTGAATTTAAGAAGCCCAAAACGTGTTTGCAGTTGGATTCGCAAATGCAGTTTCCGAAATTGGCAACACTAGAGCAGACCGCAGAGATCATCCGCTTCGCAAAGGAAATGAGAATCGGCGCGAATTGGCTATGTGTTGACCGAACTGGAAACGGAGCAGGAATCCACGATGCGTTGAAGTCACTCTACGGAAGCGAAGTCATGGGAGTGAATTATTCATGGGCCAGTTCCGAAACTCACATCTTGGGAGATGACACACAACGCGCAAACGAATTGTATTCAGGAGTTGTTACAGAACTGATTTTCGGACTTGCTAAATACCTAGAGTTTGAGTATCTAAAAATATCACCTAGTTTCCGTACCGAGGAGTTGGTTCGTCAAGCAACTTCTCGCAGGTACAAACAGCAGGGACAGGGTCTTGTGCGAGTCGAGAGCAAAGGAGACTTCGTTAAACGGACTAGGCAAAACTCTCCAGATGCTCTGGATTCCCTGTCCCTGCTGGTCTATTTGATGAGGCAACGAGGTGGAGTTGTTGCCACGATGACCGAGCCAAAACCAGAAAAGTTTGAATTCACTAAAAAACATACTGGAATAGAAAGCTATGAATTCGTTGATTTCAGCAATTAATTTGATAAATAAGTAAGAATTTGCTTGCAAACCTTACAAAACTGACGTAAAACTCAAAAATTCATGGCAAAACCGATAATTGGAATGATTCCACCGGGGGGTTGGCATTACTACGATGGTGATGCAAAGCTCACTGGTCATAGCTATGACAATCTTCTTCAGGTTGTCACAAATTTCCGTGCCGAAAACCATTTGCCAGTTGGTGACATTGAAGGTGATGTTAACTCGTACATCTGCTCCAAGAACCCCAATTTCTGTCATGGTGTGGACATGGTTGTTGTAACATCCGTGAATACACCTAGTCAAAAAACAGAGTTGCTAAACGACATTACTATCTGGGCTAAAAATGTCATCAATTCTACAAAAGAAGTAGCACTTGTATCTAGTGAGTTGGCAGAGCAACGCGCAAAGATTTGTCTTGCTTGCAAACAAAATGTACAATGGAAAAGCGGTTGCGGTGCTTGCGTGAAGGCAACGGATAGGTTAAGTGCAAGCATTAGACAGGCTAAAGAGACAAAGACCTCTAAGTCACTAGGTGGTTGTTTGTTGCTACGTCACGACAACAAGTCCGCAGTTTTCATGTCCCGCGACAGCATTTCCCCGTCAGACAATTTGCCAGTAGATTGCTGGCTAAATCTCAAATAATATGGCAGATACAACCAAACCAATTCCAGCAGAAGTCACAAACGTCTACGCATCGAAAGCTGCGCGGATTATGAAACCATCGGACAAACAGAGGGTTTCCGAACTGGAGATTGTTGACGATAACGCCACTGGTGACGTTGTAAATCCAGATACATTGCAGGTTAAACGGACGTTTAAGGACTGCCAGCAAGCGCATTCTGCTTATCGTCGTTTAAAGCAACAGAATGTTGAGAGAAACCGCAAAAACCAACTTATTCAGAAGAAGCTAAATAATGAACCTCCTTACAGTGCAAAAAAATTGGAAAGCATGGGTCAGAATTGGCGCAGTAATCGCCCAACTGGGTTTTTGTCTACGATGGTTAGCCGTTTACAGCCACCATTTAAACAAGTAATTGAGCAGTCACCTACGCTTACCTATTCCAAGTTCCCGCTGGAGGGAGTCAGCGAAGAACACAAGACTAAAGTGTTCCGCGAAGAGATCACAAAATGCATCCGAGGCTGGAAGGGTCACGATGATCTAGTGGCTCAAGTAACGCATGAAAATACAACATTTGGTTTTTGTGCGGTGTGCTGGGATGACGTTCGTGACTGGAAGCCAGAATTTCTGCGCCAAGATTATACGTTCTTTTCCATCGAGACTCCGCAAGAAGCAGATTCAACACCAATTTGGGCAAGAAAGCGTCGATACCAGATTGCTGAATTGCTTCCAGTGCTTGAGCAACCAAGACTTTCAGCACTTGCAGGTTGGCACATCAATAACCTCGTCAAAGCAATCAACAACGCAACCCCAGCGGGACGCACTTTGGATTCCAATGATGACGCTAGACGCTACGAGGACTGGACGCGAGAAGGATCCTATGGTGCAAGCTACGAAAACGATGCAAAATACGTTGAGCTAGGTGAGTTGCTGATCAAGGAACCAACTGGTAAGATTTCCCGTTATCTTTTCGATGACAAGAGTGGAGATGAAATCTGCACACAGCTTGATCGATACAACAGAATGTCGGATACCATTGCACTATTCTCTATCGAAATTGGATCTGGTGCGTTGATGAGTTCCCGTGGTGCAGGACGAGACTTGTATAACACGCACATTGCTATTGACAAAGCGAGAAATCTGATTGTCGATAACTCATATTTGCGCGGGATGCTATTACTTAAGAAAGGCCCAACCGCTAAAACAGGCATTCCTCCGCTTCAAGTAATGCATCCCGTTGCCTATGTCGCAGAGGGATATGACGTGGTTCAGTCCGCAATACCCGCTGACGTGGAAGATTTCATCAAACTTGACCAATTTATGTCTGGATTGGCTGAAATCCAGATGGGAACTTTCCTGCCAAGCAGTGTTATGAACATCACGGGTGGAGATAAGACCGCTAGTGAAGTAAACCGCATTGCTGCCGTGGAAAATCAGATCCGCGAAGGCATCCTGATGCGTTGGGTAAAGCAATATTCCAAAGCAGTTGAGCGTATGCAACGTGGAATCTGTCACCCAGAACACGTTAAAGCCGCAAGTGAGCTAAAAACACAGATTGATTTTGCTCGTTTACAGAACCAAAACGCAATGTGGGCTAAAAAAGAGGTTGTAGAGGCATTTGAACAGGCACAATCCGAGATTCCATCGTTCTTAGTGCCATTTGAAATCCCTAGACACCTCGATGAAGAGGCAGTTTCATGCGTTTTGTCCATGTTGGAGCGCAATTTGCCACCTAGCGACATACTTCTTATGGCATTTTCGCCAGCAGAGGAACTTTTACCGCAAACCGAGGGTCAAGACGCAGCAATCCTTGATCTTTTGATCCAACGCTACACAGGTAATCCACAAATCAACCAAGACGAGCTAATGAAGCTCGATTGGAGTCGAAAAGTGGGTGAATCCATTGCCAACCAAGTCATCCTTCCGAAAGATCAGGTCGAAGCAGTAGCCATTGAAGCAACTCGTCAGCAGATTATCGAACTTCAGAGCATCATCTCTGGTGAGGACATTCCAGTCTCTCCACGGGACAATGATATCATGCACATCCAGACCATCATGGAGAAGCTATTCCCGCTTATTTCTTCCGCTCCAGCAGGGTCTATGCCTCCAGAGATGGTTAAACCCCTACAATCG